CTACTATAATAGGCCCAAAAAGGATTGTTAGTCCCTTTCAGTCCTTTCAGCGTTCTGTTGAGAATCCTCAACAGGAAGCACCATGGACGTACGTTCTTCATCACTGAAGTTCATATTATCCATTTGAGCAATGGCGGACGAGAAATCTCCATCCTCCATTTCAAACAATAACCCCAGATTAGGTAGACAATTGATCAATAGTTCAATTTCTTTGCCTGCTATCAAAGTCTCAGAAGTCAATGACTTTTGAATTTTGTAGCTTCTGTCGATCCTAGCCTTTATACCAAAGTCGACCTTTCGGTCTGCCTTATTATAAAAGCAAGATTCATAGATCAATATGAGTTCAGATTGCAAATACTTTGCAACTTCTAGAACATCATTAAGGTTTGTTTGTGGCATCTGAGCATCAAGAGAAATCTTGAACATCTTAGGCTCTACCACACTCTTAATTTTACAGTGTATACACAGTAAAGTTAATTGTTTAAGATCACTCATATTCTTAAGATAGTCTATCTTAAAATATGATCCGTTGTAAACCTTGGTGTAGGTTCCGAATGGGAATACCCTAAGGAAATCCTTACCATCTTTGGTTATTTCTGTTATCCGTGAATACAAGTATTCACATTCTAACAGGATAAGAATCAATCTGAAAACGACGTCTTTTCGAGGATTTTTCAATCTTTCTCTAAGACTAAATAAGCTTTGGTAGTCGTCACGACTCTCCAAATTCGCTTCCAATGCGATCAATAAAGGGCTGAATAGGTTATCATTTCTGATAATCCTATCAACAATAAGACTCTTATAATAACCTGACCAAATATGTTCAGGGTATAAGAACTTTCCTTTAGAATTCTTTAATAGAGTGAGGTCTTTTATGAAATCCTTCCAAGGGAAACCTTGTGTTCTTTCATCTAAGTGTATATATAGGTTTGAAAGATAGAATATATTCTCTCCAACATTCCTACACAGACTGGCCGAAATTCTGGAAACATCGTTTCCGTAATTAAGGTTCCTCGATACGAACTCGCCAACAAGATTTTCATCTGTGGCAATTTTACTTTTACTGAGGTTAATGGGAATACCACATTTCTCAGTGAGTTCTTTTAAAATAAGTCCCTTCGGATCTTGATTCCACGAATCATCACCGATTTGATTGAAGATTCCTTCGAATCTTTTATCTTTAGACTTATTCTCTACTAACTCAGGATAATGTTTCTGAGTCAAGAATTCCATTAGCATTAAATACGCTAATGAGGCTATGGCGAAGGATCCCTTCGTACCCATGCCTTGACCGGATCTATAAGATACGTACTGATTAGTACCTTTTACAGACCACTTGCATTTTACAACAAGTCTGCTCCAATTGTCAGAGTATTCTCTTCCAAATAAAGCAGTTACTAAGATCTTCTGGAACTTTACACTGAAAGTGTCAGTCCAGGATATGGCATCTAAACAGGAAGTTCCTGGTTTTATGCTTTTCTTTAGTTTGTTGAATCCCTCCGAATGATCGAATATGTTCGATGATTCAGGATAAAGAGCTTTAATAACTCTAATGATTTTAGCTTCGAATGGTGTCAATAGACACTGTGTGAAGTAATCGGGGATTGCGACGGTTCTGGATTTATTTCCAGAATCAGGTACTGCGGTGATCTTCCTAAGACACTGCGTACTGCTTACATCAACTTTATCGGAAGTGTATACACTTTCTTTATCGTTGAGAACGTTTTCATTTTTGGGAGAAGACAAACGACGTTTGTTTATCTCCTGATACTTGACAGACATATGATTAACAAATTCAAGGAATTCCTCGTTTTTAGTTATCTGGCAGAGCTTTTTAAAAGGCAAGGATAATTCCTTATCACTTAATAATAAGCTAGCTTCATATGCAGCGCTATCAGTTTTAGGTACTTTATTAGGTCCTGACGCTGTTACGCTAAGGGGGGGTGTTATAGAGTAATCTGTAATGCCACCCTCTTCTATATGATTAAAGCCAAATTCTTCAATCTTTCTTAAAGCGTAAGCTTTGAAATCTTTTAGAATTGCCTCGTCGACATTAGCCTTATAATCTATCTTCGATAGATCTATTTCGGAATAGTCTTCAACAGTCCTTTGCATACTGAATAGTGTGCGGATAACTTGGTCCCCTACAAATCTGTAAGGTCCTTTATCGCGGACTTGATGCCATAAAGGTCTCAAAGACCCTAGTGCATTAGGCCAAAGATCTTTCTTCCCAGTTGATAGTCTATCAACCGGTTCAATTTTCTTTGATCCCTCCAATAACTGGATACAGTATTGTTGGGTTGCTTTATACTTCTTGGTACCGAATTCGATACCAGTAGAAATTATCATATCATTGTGAAATTTCTTCACTTCGTCAATAGACTTAGCTACGTTGAAATTTCCTAAAAGTTCCTTTCTGTTTACTGTATTCAGTAAATTATTAAGGACTAGTTCAAGTACAGTCGTTTTAACGACCAGATGACCAGTTTTACAATTGTTCTTAAAATCAGAAGTATTATGAAGTTTGTCGACTTTCGTCTTCATTCTCTTTATTTTCTTCTTGAGGTATAATTGTCTATTTTCAGTTTTAACTGAATTTAATTCAATAGTGTTGTTTGTCAATGAAGTGGAATCTGCTTCATTGCACGACTTCGGTATCTCTGATTGAGTAATATTTATCATATTATGGTACTATTATTTAATTGATTGTACGTTAATACGAGTATCTCGCGATACTAATATTATATCGCCTTCGGCGAGGCCTAAGGGGATTTAAACACGGACCACCCTCCGGGGAGGTTCCATCCTGTTCATCGTGATTAATTCTTAATCATACATGAATAGCTCACGCATGCCGCCCTATCACTCGGTAGAAG